CGTACCACCGGCCCCGGCGGATGCACTGTTCACGACGGGCGGGGCGGAAACGGCCACGTCCTGGGCGCTGCACGACATCCGCGACGGGCACGACACGCGCATCCTCGCGTTTCGCAACGCCACGGTCCTGCGCTACAACGCCGAGATCCATGCCGCACTGCATGGCGCCGAGACACCGTTCGCGCCGGGCGAAACCGTCATCATGCAGGAATCTCACGAGGCGCGGCCAGCGATCGAGGGCGATCCGACGCGCGCACCAAAGGTCGCGCTGTTCAACAGCGAGGAACTCGTCGTCCGCAGCATCGTCGAGGATGCGCACCCAAAGCACGATGCGATCCCGGCTTGGCGTCTGGTGCTGGAACGCGACAACGGCAGCGCCGTCACGGTCTGGGTGCCGGTCGATGCGATGACGGTCCAGCGCGAGGTCAGCCGATGTTTCAACGACGCTGCGCGGATCAAGACAGAGCTACAGACCCAGCGCGACAGCGCCAAGGACGACGAGCGACGGCGTTTGATCGCGCGCGCGTGGAGCCTGCGCAACGACTTCGCCAACGTGCGGCACATTTACGCGATGACGGTGCACAAGTCGCAGGGCTCGACGCTGTACACCGCGATCGTGGATCTCAACGACGTCGAGACCATGCGTGATGACTTCGCTTACAACCGCGCGCTCTACGTCGCGACGACACGCGCCGCGAAGCACCTAGCCTTCGTCGCATGATCCGACTCGTCCTCCCATGGCCGCCGAGCGCGAATCGATATTGGCGTCATCCGACGCGTGGTCCGCTCGCTGGCCGACATCTGATCTCGGTCGAGGGGCGCGCCTACAGGGTAGCGGTTCAAGGTGTCGTGCTGGAGCAGCTGCGTCGCCGGCCGCTGCTGTCGTGCCCGTTGAAGGTGACCTTCGAATGCGCACCGCCAGATCGGCGCACTCGCGATCTTTCAAACCTGCTCAAGGCGGCCGAGGACTCGCTCACGCACGCCGGCGTGTGGCTGGATGACAAGCTGATCGATCATGGTGAGCAGATCCGCCGGCTGCCGATTCCAGGCGGACTGCTCGTAGCCTGGATCGATGTCGCCGCGCCCCTCGTGGCGCTCAATCTCGAACCTCTCAGGCAAGCCGCATGACGCAGTCCACGGGCTCGCTATATCACCAAGTGCTGCGCGAGCTCAAAGCCCGCGGCGTTCGCGTCGATGACGCCGCGGCAGCGGCCGAGATCGCTGAGCGCGCCCTGCGCCAACGCCGCAACGAGCTCATGGTGATGGCCCGCGCCGGCGGGTTGAGTTATCGCCATATCGCGCGCGTTTTCGACCTCGACGTCGCGCTCGTGCACCGCGTGTTGACTCGGGGGGATGGGAAGTCAACGCCCCCGGCGCCGATCCTGCCCACGGCCGCATAGGCGGGTTTCCGGTAAGCCGGGAGTGCCGGGCATCGGCGTGGCGAAAGCTCCGTCGCAAAACCCCGGCATGGCGGGCACGGTCTCCTGCGTTGCAGGCGCCGATGTCGAGTTCCGTGAGCGGGTTGATCGGAGCGCCGACCGGCGATCTCCGCCGTGTGACCGCCAACTCATTCCGCGAGGAGCGCGTCACCATGAAACGCAACACCGCTGTCCCGACCCTCACCGACCTCGTGCTGTGCTTCGGCGTTGCGATGCTCGTCGTGTGCGCCGCCGCGCTCAGTCCGGCGCATGCGGCGACGCCGATTCCGCTAACCACGCCAGCCGGTGTCTGCCAGTTTCAGGCGACGAAGGTGACGGCCGTCGCCGGCGCATTTGCGGCGCAAGGCGAATGGGGGCCGGGCTGCCCAGGTTACGTCGCGCCCCTGCCATCACCGCCGGCTGGTACCGTCGACTGCACCGCAGCGACGCCGCCGGCCGAACTGACGCGGCTCGCGCGCGTTTCCGTTTCGGGCTCGAACGTCGAGGCGACTCAGCTCTCGAACGTGTACGGCGACTGGCCTGGCCGTGCCGGACCGAAAACGTTTGTCATCCCGCGCAGCACCTACCTTGCGCTCGAATTCACCGTGCCTGAGGGCACGTCACCGCAAACGCTGCACAAGTTTGCATCGCTTTTTACCGGAACGAGCGCGACGTTTTCCATGTCGGTGAGTACATGTCCGGGCGATTTTCGCAGCTTGGCGCAGCAAGCCAAGGGCTGCGGCCTGAGCGGCAACAGCGAGGGCAACCTCGGCACGATCGTCGACTACGCCGGCGGCAACCGCTGCAACCTGCGCGCGGGCCAGCGGTATTACTTGAACGTGATCCATGCGCCGCTCGGTGCATCGAGCGCGTCGAGCTGTAAGGCATCGGCGTGCTCGGCCACGGTCAAGAACGGACCGGGCCAGTGACGTGCGTGCCGTGATTGCCTCCACGTACGATTCCGACATCGAACGCGCTGCGGCACAGTTCCTGCCGCAATGGGATTGGCGTTGGCTCAAGGCGCAGCTGTTCGCAGAAAGCGAGCTGAAAGCGGATGCGGTTTCGCCCGTGGGCGCGCAGGGTATCGCCCAGTTCATGCCTGGCACGTGGGATGACGCGGCCGCGGCGCTCCACTTTCCCGCGACGGCAACGCCATTCGAGGCGTGCTGCGCGATTCGTGCCGCGGCCTGGTACATGGGTCTGCTGCGCACGAAGTGGAGGTCGATGCCTCGATCCGAGGACGACCGGCGCCGTCTCGCCCAGGCCAGTTACAACGCCGGGCTCGGAAACCTGATCAAGGCCCAAAAGCGCGCGCGAGGGGCGCTGGACTATCCCCACATCATCGCGCGCCTGTCGGAGGTCACCGGCCATGCGAACGCCCACGAAACCACTACTTACGTGGAGCGCATCGAGCGTGTCTACGCGGAGCTCGCGCATGCAGGACCATGAACGCACCATTGTATGGCTCGCCCTGATGGGCGCGTTGATCGGCCTCGGCAAGCTGCTTGTCAGCGACGAAGTGCTGACGTGGCGCATCGTAATCGGACGCACGATCATCGGTGCGGCGACGTCGACGGCGGCGCTGGCCGCACTGAGTTATTTCACGGATTTGCCGTCGAGCGCCATCTACGGCTTGGGCAGTGTGCTCGGCATCGCCGGCGCACAGGTGCTCGAAAAGCTATTGCTGGCCTGGGGCGCGAGGACGAACCCGTGAGCTTCGTTCTTGCCGCGATCGCATGGCTCAAGGGCGTGCCGATCAAAGCCTGGCTCGTGCTCGGCGCTGTGCTGACACTGGCGTATGCGCAATGGCGCGTCTACGACTTGGGTTACGACCGGGGTGACGCTGCAGGCGCGGCGCGCGTGCAGACGCGCTTCGATCACTATCGTCACGACGTCGAGGCAGCAAACCGCAATGCGCTGCTCGACTTCCTCAGTCGCCAGGCACAGGCGGATGCCGACGCCACGGCCGCCACCGTCGCTGCCGATGCCCGATTCGCGGCGCTCGAACGCGACAACACCGATCTTCGCCAGAGGCTACGCGACCATGCGCGCGACCATCCTGTTCCTGCTGGGTACCGTCTCGATCCTGATCGCGTCAGGTTGCTCAACGCAGCCTTCGGTTATCGCGACTGAGCGGCCCGTGTTCGACACGCACTGCGATCCGCGGTGCAAGCAGCCGTGCGATGAGAAACCGCCGCGCGTGACCGCGGATCCGTACAGCGAGGACGAAGCGCTCGTCGCGCTGGCCGGCTTTCGCGATCGCTGCGAGCTGCGCCGCGGGCTCTGCGTCGAGTGTATCGAGCGGGCGCAACGCGCCGGCGTTCTGCGATGAGGTCGCCATGCGCGAGATGACCGAAAAGCAACGTCTTTTCGCCGAAGACTACGTCACGCATGGCGTGGCCCGGCGTGCCGCGCTTGCGGCCGGGTATTCGGACAAGCGCGCCGAGCAGCAAGGCTACAAGCTGCTGAACGATCCCGCGTACCAGGCCGTGCAGGATTACATCGGCACACTGCGCGCAAAGAGTGCGCAGAAGGCGGAAGTATCGGCGAGCGAGGTGATCAAGGAGCTGAAACTGATCGCGTTCGCCGATCTCGCGGAATTCGTTGAATGGGGCCCGAACGGCGTGCGTCTTAAGGACAGCGCAACGCTCGATGCCGCACGCCGGCGCGCGATCGTCGAAGTCAAGGAAACCGCGTCCGGTGGCGTATCGATCAAGCTCGCCGATAAGGTCGCCGCGCTCGACCGCCTCGGCAAGCACCTCGGCATGTTCATCGAGAAGCACGAGCACTCCGGCAAGGTCGAGACGTCGGCGCCGGTGATCAACTTGACGGTAACGCGCAGCGATGGCTGATGGCGGCGCCAACGCGCTCGATCTGCAGCTGCACGCGAAGCAAACGCTCGCGTTCGAGACGCCGGCGACCGAGGTGCTGTTCGGCGGCGCTGCCGGCCCCGGCAAGTCACACCTCCTGCGCGTGGCGGCGATCGTGTGGTGCGCGTCGATCCCCGGCTTGCAGGTCTATCTGTTCCGCCGCGAGTTTCCGGACCTGTACAAGAACCACATGGAAGGCCCGACCGGCTTTCCTGGGCTGCTCGCGCTCTGGGTGAACGCGGGCTGGGCCAAGATCAACTATTCCAAGAATTTCATCGAATTTTGGAACGGGTCGAAGATCCACCTCTGCCATTGCCAATACGAGAAGAACAAGTACGACTATCAGGGCGCGGAAATTCATGTCCTGCTGATCGACGAGCTCACGCACTTCACCGAATCGATCTACCGCTACCTGCGCGGCCGCGTCCGTCTCGGCGGGCTGGTCGTGCCGGCATCCTTCGCCGGCCTCTTTCCTCGCATTGTCTGCGGCGCGAATCCCGGCGGCCCCGGCCACAACTGGGTCAAGGCGTTTTGGGTGTCGCTGCTGCGCCCAATGGAGCGGTGCAAGATGCCGGTCGAGGAGGGAGGCCTCGTTCGGCAGTTCATCCCGGCGCGCCTGTCCGACAACCCGACGATGACGAAGAACGATCCCGAGTACGCGGCACGTCTTGCGGGTCTCGGTGATCCCGCGCTCGTCAAGGCGATGCTCGACGGCGATTGGGATATCGTGTCGGGCGGCGCGCTCGACGACGTCTGGTCACCGCGCGTCATCGTGCCACGCTTCGTCGTCCCGTCGAGCTGGACCCTCGACCGTTCGTTCGATTGGGGGAGCTCGAAGCCATTTTCGGCATTGTGGTGGGCGCAGGCCGACGGCACGGAAGCGCAGCTCGCGCCGGAGCTTCGCTGGGCGCCGCCGCGCGGCTCGCTCGTCTTGTTCCACGAATGGTACGGCGCGAAAGGTCCGAACGAGGGCCTCAAGTTGCCAGCGCGCGAGATCGCGAAAGGCATCGTCGAGCGCGAGCTCGCACTGATCGCCGAGAAGTGGATTGCGACGCGGCCGAAGCCGGGTCCAGCCGACAACCAGATCAGCGCTGTCGCGCAACCCGGCACGCCGACGATCGCGCAGGAGATGGAGTCGGCGGGCATTCGCTGGGAGTCGTCCGACAAGGCGCCGGGCACGCGCAAGATCGGCCTCGACCTGTTGCGATCGCGTCTCAAGGAAGCCGGCAAGGATACGCCCGAGGCGCCGGCGCTCTACGTGATGGACCACTGCCGCCAGCTCATCGCGCACCTGCCGGTGCTGCCACGCGCCGCGTCCAATCCCGACGACGTCGACACCGACGCCGAAGACCACGACTACGACGCCACGCGCTACCGCGTGCTGAAGGCGTCGCGCACCGCGACGACGCAAGAACTCGCGATCTGAGGGACGAATCATGAAAAAGGTCGACGAGGCCGACATCGCCGCATCGAAAGCCGCCGAGGACTGGAGCCTCATCGACGCGCTGCGCGGTGGTACGCCCGGCATGCGCGCGGCGGGCGAAAAGTATCTGCCACGCCGCAAGCTCGAAGAGCAGGGCGACTACCAGCGTCGGCTCGCGATGACGACGCTCTTTCCTGCCTTCACGGAAACGGTCGCGACCATGACGGGGCGCGTGTTCGCTGAACCTCTCGTCGTCGGTGAGTCGGTCTCCGCGTGGATCCGCGACGAGGTCGTCACCGACGTCGATCTGCAGGGGCGGAATCTGCACGTGTTCGCCAAAGACTGGTTCGATGAAGCGTTGTCGTACGGCCTCTCGCACGTGCTCGTCGAAAGCCCGCGCGCCGACGGCGTTCGCACCCGCGAAGATCAGGTCAAGCGCAAGGTTCGGCCGTACCTGATCCAGATCCATCCGCGACAGATCCTCGGCTGGAAGATCGACGCCGGCGGCCAACTCGCGCAGGTCCGCATCGCCTGGAGCCGCATCGAGGATGACGGCGAGTTCGGTCAGCGCCAGGTGTCGCAGGTTCGCGTCTACGAGCCCGGCCGTGTCCGCACGTTCGAGAAACAGGGCGAGGTGTGGGTCGTGGCCGAGGACGTTGCGACCGGCGTGAACGGTATTCCGCTGGCGACGCTCTACACGAAGCGCACGGGGTTGCTGCAGGCCGAACCGCCGCTGCGCGAGCTCGCCTACCTCAACGCCAAGCATTGGGCGATGCAGTCGAGCAACGATGCGCTGGTCGATACGGCCAGCGTGCCGATCCTGGCCATGTTCGGCGTCAATGACAGCGACGAGATCGTGATCGGCGCCAAGCACGCCGTGCGCTTGCCGGCGGGTGCGGACATGAAGTTCGTCGAACACACGGGCGCGGCCATCGGCGCCGGCCGCGAATCGCTGGATGCGCTGAAGGAGGAGATGCGGCAGGCGGGCGCCAAGCTGCTCGCACCGCAGGCCGGACAGGCCAAGACGGCCTCGCAGGCCAACGAAGAGGCGGCACGCGAGAATTCGACGCTCGGTGCCATGGCGATGGCGCTCGAAGACACGCTCGCACTCGTGCTCGACGTCATCGCGGCCTATCGCGGCGAGGCGAGCGGCGGCACGGTCAAGCTGCAGCCGAACCTCGATGCAGAAATGGCGCCAGCCGAGTCGATGAACACGTTGCTCGGCATGGCCCGCGAGGGCGCGCTGTCGTACGCGACCGTGTTCTCCGAATCCAAACGTCGCGGTCTCGTCGCCGACGACGTCGAGTGGGACGATGAGCAGGAGCGGATCCGCGAGCAGGGTGACGTTGCGCCGTGACGGTCGACGCGGCGACGCTGGAGCACCGCTATATCGCGCATGGGCTCGCGCTGATTCGCGTCTCCAACGCACTTGCGAAGGAGGTCGACGGTGAGCTCGTGAAACTCATGGCCGCCGTGCGGTCGCTGTTGCTCGAGTCCGCGCTCACCGGCCTTTCACGGCGGGTCATCGCGCGCGTACTGCGTATCCTCGACGAGGAGATTCGCCGCCGCTACGCCACGATCGCGGATCATCAGCTCGCCAGCCTCGAGGCATTGATTGCGATCGAGGCCGAGTTCGCCGTGCGGGCATCCGGCTTCACGCGCGAACTTTCACCGGCCTCCCTTACCGCCGTGCAGGCTGGTCTGCTCGTACTCGGTGCCGTGCCGCGGGACGCCTGGATGAAGCAGGCCGGCGATACGTCGTGGCGCGTCGCGAGCGAGGTTCGTGCCGCCTTGGCGGCGGGTGCGGACGAGATGGCCGTGATCGCACGCGTCGTCGGCAGCGGGCCACGGGGTCGTGAACGTGGCGGGGTCATGGATATCGCACGCCGGCAGGCACGTGCCCTGGTCGACACCAGCGTTCACTCGGCCGCCACCGAAGCGCGGCTCGCCGCGTTTCGCACCAACGGCGTACAGGCCGTGCGCTGGCACGCGATCCTCGACGCCAAGGTGTGCCCGGCCTGCGCGGTTCACGCCGGCAAGCTCTATTCGCTCGCCGGAAAACCGATCGGGCATGCGTTGCCGCTGGGTCAGCCGCCGCCAGCGCACTGGTGGTGCCGCTGCATTCTGCTGCCGATGAAGTTCCCGAATGGCCTGCCCGCCGAGGGTGGCACGACGGCGAATACTTTCGCGGCTTGGCTCGATACGCTGGCGCCGTACGAGCAGGCGGCTGTCCTCGGCAAGGGACGTGCCGATCTCTGGCGACGCGGCGTGATCACGCTGTCCGATCTCATCCATCAATCCGGGCGGCTTCTGACGCTCGGCGAACTGCGCGCGCTCGTCCGCCAATAGCGCTGCAATGGGGTGTTGACTCGACCCCGTAGCAAGTCAACACCTCGGATCCGCACCCTCTCGCTCGCACAGCCGCGGGGCTGACGCCCGCGTGGCGCCCGGCCGGATGGCCAAACGAATCCAGGGCGGATGCCCGAGAGGACCGCGATGAAGCTCAAGCTCGACGACAAGGGTCAAGCCGTTTTGCAGGACGGCATGCCGGTCTACATCCATGACGACGGGAAGGAGGCGCCGTTCGACGCCGCCGGAACCCTCGCCACGATCAAGGCCCGTAATGCCGAGGCGAAGTCGCACCGCGAACGTGCGGAAGCGGCCGAAGCCAAGCTGAAAGCGTTCGACGGGATCGAGGATCCCGACGTGGCGCGCAAGGCTCTGCAGACCGTGGCCAACCTCGACCAGAAGAAGCTGGTCGATGCGGGCCAGATCGAAACGGTGAAGGCCGAAATCAACAAGGCTTGGGAGGCAAAGCTCACCGACGCGGACAAGCGAGCCAAGGAACTGGAGCAGCAGCTTTACGGCGAGATCGTTGGCGGTGCTTTTGCCCGTTCGAAGTACATCGCCGACAAGACGGTGCTCCCGCCCGATCTCGCCCAGGCCGCGTTCGGCAGCCGCTTCAAGGTGGAGGGCGGCAAGCTCAAGGCCTACGACGCGGATGGTAACGCCATCTTCAGTCGCAAGAACCCCGGAGCCGCCGCCGACTTCGACGAAGCCATCGAAATCCTCGTGGATGCGTACCCGCGCAAGGACTCGATCCTGCGCGCGGACAACCGGCCGGGTTCCGGCGCCGCCCCTGGGGGCGGCGGCGGCAAGCCTGGCACCAAGACCTTGAACCGCGCCGCGTTCGACGCGCTCGGCCCTGCGGAACGCATGGACCACGTCAAAGCGGGCGGACAGGTCACCGACTGAACGCCTAACCGAGGACTTTCCCGATGGCCAATACGTTGACCGGACTTATCCCGACGCTCTACGAGGCACTGAACACGGTGTCGCGCGAGATGATCGGTTTCATTCCCGCCGTGCGCACCGACAGCAATGCCGAGCGTGCCGCCGTCGGACAGACCGTCCGCGTACCGCTCGGCGAAGCCGGCGCGCTCGAAGACATTGCGGCCGGTCAGCAACCGGCGAACACGGGCGACACGACCGTCGGCTACGCCGACATCGTCATCTCGAAGTCGAAAGCCGCGCCGATCAAGTGGTCGGGCGAGGAACAGCGGGCGATCGGCACCAACGGGACCTATAACAAGGTGCTCGCCGACCAGTTCGCCGACGGTTTTCGCAAACTTGCGAACGCCATCGAGCTCGACCTCGCCATCGCGGCGAAGGTTGGCGCCTCGCGCGCCTACGGTACGGCCGGAACGGCACCGTTTGGTACCGCGGGCGACCTGTCCGATTTTGCCGGCGTCCTCAAGATTCTCGAAGACAACGGCGCGCCCAAGAGCGACTTGCAGCTCGCACTCGGCAGCGCGGCGATCGCGAACCTGCGCGGCAAGCAGTCCGTGCTGTTCAAGGTCAACGAGGCCGGTTCGTCCGACATGCTGCGCAACGGCATGACCGATCGCGTGCAGGGCTTCGCACTGCGCAACTCGGCCGGCATCGTGCTGCACACGAAAGGCAGCGGTGCGGGTTACCTGATCAACAACGGCGGCGGCTATGCCGCGGGCGCGACGGCGCTGGCGGTCGATACCGGCGCCGGCACGATCTTGGCCGGCGACATCGTGACACTCAACGGCGACACGAACAAGTATGTCGTGAATACGGCGCTGGCCGGCGGCTCGCTGGCGGTCGGCAAGCCGGGCCTGCGCCAGGCGGTGGCCGATGATGCCGCGCTGACGGTCGGCAACAGCTACGTCCCGAACGTTGCGTTTTCGCGCTCGGCCATCGTGCTCGCCGTGCGTGCGCCGGCGGCACCGCTCGGTGTGAACGGCCAGACGATCGGCGACAGCGCCGACGACGTGATGTTGCTGACCGATCCCGTATCGGGACTCACGTTCGAGGTCCGCGTCTACAAACAGTATCGCCAGCTCAAGTTCGAGATCGGCCTCGCCTGGGGCGTGTCCGTGATCAAGCCCGAGCACGTCGCGCTCCTGATCGGCTGATCACTGTTCCGAATGCGCCGGGGCCATGCGTCCCGGCGCACTGGAGAATGCCATGAGCAAGAAAAAACCCGACATCACGGCCGACGCGCATTCCGACGAGGTCGTGCCCGCTGCCGCTAACCCTGAGACGAACGATGCGCCGGTCGCGCTTGTGCGCATGACGCGGGATGGCAAGACGGCGAGCGTACATCCCGACGAGCTCGCGAATTACGCCGCCTACGGCTGGCAGCAGGCCTGAGCCATGGCGCTGATCGTCGAAGACGGATCGGGTCGCGCGGACGCGGAGAGCTATCTCTCCGTGGCGGCAGCCGACGCCTATCACGCGGCCTTCGGCAACAGCGCGTGGACCGGCGCGGAGGCGGCGGCGAAGGAAGCCGCGCTGCGCCGAGCAACGCAATACCTCGACGCACGCTATGCCTGGGCCGGCGAGCCGCTGACGCCAACGCAAGCGCTGGCATGGCCGCGCGTGATCGCGGATCTACCGTTCGCGAAATACGTCTGGCCCGTCAACCGCGTGTGCGATGCCTGCGCCGAGCTCGCGTTGCGCGCGCTGTCCGGCGCGTTGTTCACGGATCAGCTCGATGCGCAGGTCAAGAGCGAGCGCGTCGGACCGATCGAGGTCGAATACGCGACCGGCGCCAACGGCGGTCAGACCCGATTCGCCGTCGTGGACGATCTCCTGCGCGATCTGACGCGCGGTGCCGGTCGGCTCACGCTTCGCGTGGAGCGCGCCTCGTGAGCGGGTTCGACTACACGCGCATGAGCGCCCTGGCGGTCCGCCTGCTCGAGCGATTCGGTCAACCCGTCACGTTGAAACGTACCGCGATGAACGGCGACGTGGCCATCCTCGCCACGCGTGGCGTCATGACCGATACGGTCAAACACACACTTGCCGACTCCGGCATCGCCATCGGCGACGACCGGCTATTGCTGGAGCCTGGCGTGGCGCCGAAGCCCGGCGATCGGATCGTCTACAACGGCCAGTCGCGCGTCGTCGTCGATCCGGTCGTGCCGATCAACCCGGCCGGCACGGTGATCCTGTTTGAATGCTATGCGAGGGCCGGATGACTGCCATCGCGATCAGCGTCGATGACGCCGGTGCGAGCGGAGCCCTGACGCGCCTGGCCGCCGTCGGACGCGGAAACCCGAAGGTCATGCGCACCGTCGCGCTGGCGATGCAGCAAGCGGTCTACAACGCCTTTCGCTTTCAGCAGGCGCCCGACGGATCGCCATGGCCGCCGCTGGCGCCGCTCACGTTGCGCGCGCGTGCGCGAAAGGGCAATCACAGCCAGCAGCCGTTGATCGCGACCGGCGCGATGTATCGCAGCATCACCTCGGATTCAAGCGCCACCGAAGCGAGCATCGCCATCGGCGCCGGGCTTCCCGATGCACGCGCGTGGTGGAACCAGTTCGGCACGACGCGCGCGCCGGCGCGACCCCTGTTGCCGGTGACGGAATTCGCTGCCGCGCCTACCGCAGCGTGGCTCGACACGCTCATGGCGCCGATCGACCAGGCGCTGCGTGAGGCGGTGACGCCATGAATGCACGCCTGTCGCTCGCTGCCATCGCCGACCGGCTGAAAGCCTCGCCGTTGATGGCGGACGTCCACGTATCGACGTCGTACCAGCGCGATTACCTGACGGCGTTCGGGACGACCTATCCCGCCGTGTGGGTCTGCGGCCAACGACTCACGAAGGCATCGAACAGCGGGAACGCTTCGGGCCTCTATCGCCAGATCGTCAACGTCGAGCTCGCCGTACGCATCGTCGTGCAGCGTTACGCCGACGGCATCACCGACGCGGAAACCGCCCTGAACACGCTGGCCGACAACGTGGCATCGGTGCTGAAGGACTGGACGCCGCCGGGCGCGGAATTCGCGCTCGGTTGGGAATCGGCGCAGGACGGGCCGGCGAACGAATCCGTGGTGACAGCCGACCTGATCTTCTCGACCAAGGTCATTTACACGAGGTATCCGACATGAACCAACCCGTATTTCCTGCCACTGGCGGCAGCTACACGGTCGACGCGCACGGAGCGCTCGTGCAGACCGCAGAACCGACGCGCCCGTCGAAGGGCAAGTCGGAAATCGCCGCCGAAAAGGTCGCGGCCGATGCAGCAAAGGCCACGGCCACCAAATCCGCCGCCAAGGCGAAGGAGTAACCCATGCCCGTCAATGCAATTCAACTTTTTGAGTCGCGCACGCTGCTGCTCAAGCTCGAAACCACGGCGGGCGTCGATGCCTTGCCGACCGGCCTTGCCAACGCCATGGTCACGATGGAAGGTTCGGTCGCGGTCGAGGCCGACAAACTCGAGCGCAAGATCGACCTGCCGTTCCTCGGCGCCGATCCGTTCGTGCTGATCGGCAAGCGCGCGACGGTCGAATTCGACTTTGACCTCATCGGCGCCTCGGCCGTCGGCACCGCCGCGCCGTGCGCACCGATCCTCAAGAGCTGCGGCATGGCGGAGGTGCTGGCGCCTGCTACGAGCGCCACGTACAACCCGATCTCGTCGGGCTTCAGCACCGCGACGATCTACTTCTATCACGCCGGCTTGCTGTTCAAGATCACCTATGCGCTCGGCACGATCGACGTCGACTTCAGCGTCAAGTCGTGGCCGAAGGCGCATGCGAAGTATGTCGGCATCATCTCGCCGGCCGAGGCGACCGAGGTCGCGGCGCCCGCCGTCACGTTGACGGCGTTCCAGACGCCGCCCGCCGTCGAGACCGAAACCTTCCTGTTGTCCTGCAATGCGGTCGCGCTCAACGCGACCTCGTTCAAGCTCTCGCAGGGCAATGACGTGAAGGTGTACGAAGGCAGCGAAGCGCGCCAGGCCAGCATCGGCGATCGCAAGTCCATGGGCTCCTTCTCGATCTATCAGGAGGCGCTGGCGACCTTCAATCCATGGACGCTCGCGAACGGCCACACACAGGTCGTGCTGTTCGCGGAAGTCGGCATTGTAGCCGGCAAAATCGTGCGCGTGACCTGCGCCAAGTCGCAGCTCGCCTATCCCAAGCTCACCAACGCCGATGGCGCGATGACCTGGGACATGGAGTACAGCGCGATGCCGGGATCGACCGGCAACGACGACTTCGCGATCAAGTTCACCTGACGACGACGGCGACCGAGGCACTCACCGCCTGCCGGCCTCGGTCGTCGCACTTCTTTCCACAGGTCAGGCGATGCAGGAGAAACACCATGGCTTTCAAGTACGTCAAGACCCGCACGTTCAAGCGCACTGTGAAGGTGCGCGTTCCGTCGTCAGAGACGACCGACAAATTTGACGAGGGTAGCTTCGTCGGTGTGTTTCGCACGCTCTCGCGCAGCCAGGTCGATGACCTCTCGCCGAAGCACGACGCCCGCACGGATTCCGAGCGCGTGACGGCCTTCTTGAAGACCGTGCTCGTCGGCGCCGAAGGTTTCCAGGACGAGACGGGTCGCGACATTGCGCCGGCTGACGCCGTGGCCGTGATCCTCGATGACATCGAGCTGTGCAAGTCGACGATCGCCACGTTCAACGAAACGTTCGTGGAGGCCAAGGCGGGAAACTGAGGGCGCTGGCGCGGGCGCGGTTCGAGCCGGCCCCGCCGCCAGTCGATCCCGAGGCCAAAGCCGTCGAGCTGCGGGGCTTGGGTTTCAGCGAGGAACGCATCGCCGAGCACCTGGCCCATCTGGCACAGCGACATCGACCCGCGAAAGCCGTCGAACTATGGGAATGCCACGAGCCCACACTGAACGTTTTCGCCCGCTGCCAATGGCAGGCGGCGGTCGGCGTGCAGCAGATCGTCTGGCTCGGCATCCCGACGGGCGAGATCCGCGACGTCGCCGCCGTGCTCGGCATGGCTTGCACGGAGGAGCTGCTGGACGACGTGCAGACGATGGCCGCTGCCGCTGCGGCTCTGCGGAACAAGGCGAAGTAAATGGCTGACCTGATCGTCAAGCTCGTCCTGACCGCCGATGGCCGCATGCTCGTGCAGCGCGCGGGCGAGGCCGAGCAAGCGATCGCCCGGATCGGCACGACCTCGCAGAAAGCCGGCCAGCAATCCAAGGACAGTTTCGCCAGCCTCGGTAATTTGCTGAAAGGCATCGGTGCTATCGCACTCGTGCGCGAGCTCAGCCAGCTGGCCGATCAGTACAAGGAAATCAACGGACGTCTGCTGCTCGCGGCAGGCTCGGGCGAACGGTACGTCGCCGCGCAGCGCGAAGTCCTCGAAATCTCGCAGCGCACGCGTGCGCAGCTCGGCGCCACAGCCGAGCTCTACACGAAGATGCAGCGTGCCGTCGATCAGCTCGGCGGATCGCAGCAGACGGCGCTGCAGGTCACGGAACTGGTCAACAAGACGTTCGCGATCTCCGGCGCCAGCGCCGCCTCGACCGGCGCGGCGATCACACAGCTGGCGCAGGGCCTATCCGCCGGCGCATTGCGCGGCGATGAATTCAATTCGGTGATGGAGCAGGCGCCGCGCTTGGCGCAGGCGATCGCCGACAGCTTGCATATTACGACCGGCGAACTGCGTGCGCAGGCCGAGCAGGGCAAGCTCACGTCCGACATCATCATCAAGGCGCTCACGAGCCAGAAGGACAAGATCGACGCCGAATTCAAGGCGGTGCCGCTAACGATCGCCGGTGCATTCACGCAAGTAAAGAATGCCGTGCTGGTCGGGGTCGGGGAGATCGATGCCGCCACGGGCGTCAGCGGCAAGATCGCCGTGGGCGTCTCGAATCTCGGCAGCCTGATCCGCAAGCTGGCCGACGAGGTTGTGAACGCCGGCGCGGTATGGCGAGATACTTTCGCGGATGCCGGCGCCGCCACCGAAGAGGCGCGGAGCGTCGTCGCCGACCTGCTCGGATACCTGAAAGACGTCGTGGCCAGCGGCGTACGTGAATTCCTGATCTTGCCGCAGACGTTGCGCACGGCGTTCACGATCATCCTCGGCGAAGGCGACAAGCTGCTCATCGGGTTGATCGAAAAATTCGAGCTGCTCGTACCGGGCATCGAAGGGATTTGGCTCGACGTCAAGGAAGGCGCTGCCCGGCTCGCGCTCGAGATCGAGCGGCTGATCGGCAAGGCCATCGACGCGGTATTGGCGAAATACGCGTCGCTAATCAGCGGCGTGTCCAGTCTGGCCCAGAAACTCGGTGCCGACGAGACGGCGGCGAAACTGCAAGGTGTGGCTCAAGCAGTGCTGGCCAATGCCACCGCCGAAGACACGATCAAGAAAAGAATCGAGGAAACGACCCAGGCCTACGATGCGCGCCGCGCGGCGTTGGCGGGCGACGTCGACGCCATCGTGAAACGCAGCGCCGCGGAGCGGCTTTCTGCCAACCAGGCGATCCAGGCATCGCTCGCGGAGCGTGACGCCGCGCTGAAACGGCTCGATGTTGCGAAGCAGGTCACGAGCGCCAACGAGAAGCACAGCAAGGTCAGCAAGGCCGCGGCGGAGGCCACGAAGGAACAGGCACGCGCCAGGCGTGAGTTGACCGACGGCGAGCGCGCTTACCTTGAGGTACAGAAACAGGTGCTGGCAGCGGTCGACGAACTCGATCGCTTGAACACGTCGCTCGACGAGCACATGGCGCAGCAGCGCGATCGTCTGGCGGGCTTGAGCGATGAACAAATTCGTTACAACGCGCAGCTGCGCGAGGCGAATCAGCTGGCGACGGAAGCGCTCGTGCTCGGGCCGATGACGCAAGAGCAGCTCACGGCGTACGAATCGGCGCTGACCAAGATTGCGGAAAGCCGCGACATCGACATCGCCGTCGAAAACCAGCAGCGTCTGGCGGATGCCGCGCGCGAAGCGGCACGCGAATCCTCGCGCGCGTGGGAGCAGTTCACGGCCGGACTGGCCGACGCGATCGCTGGCGGCGCCAACGGCGTGCGCCAGTGGTGGAAGGCGATGCTCGAGGACATGAAGCGCCAGCTCATCCAGAGCGGACTCCTCGCGCTCGTGCGCGGTCTGTTCGGCGCCGGAGCGACCGGCGGCGGCGCCTTCGGATCGGCCGGCAGCCTCGCGAGTTTGTTCCTGGGTGCGGGCAGTGGTGGCGGTAGTTTCAGCGGCTCGCTCGTGAGTTCGGGTGCGCAGGCCGTTTTCGGTGGCGGCTCGGGCGGCGCCGGCTTGTTCAGTCCCTCGAATTGGCTCAGCGCCGGTCGCTCGCTGTGGTCGGGCTTCTCGACCATGTGGGCAGGCTCCGGCCAGATGACCACGCTGGGCAGCTATCTCGGCACGGCCAATTTCGGCCCCGGTATGGCGACGACGTACACGCCGAGCGCATTCGGTACGACGCTCGGACTAGCGGGCGCGGCGTATGGCGCCTATCAGGGATATCGCGGTGCCGGTGGCGGTGCAGCCGGCGTGGCAGCCGGTGCCGCTTACGGCGTCGGTACGCTGACTGCAGCCGGCGCCATCGGCGGCATCGCGACGGGCGCGGGCGCCGCCGCTGGTGCGGCTGGCGCGCTCGGCACCGTTGGCCTCGGCGCCATTCCGGTGATCGGCTGGATCGCGCTGGCCGCGATGCTGATCGACAAATTCAGTGGCGGAAAGCTGTTCGGCACCGGCTATCAGACGAAGAGCTCCACGGTCTCCCTCGGCATTGGTCCCGACGGTGGCGACGCTACGGCGAGCCTGTATCAAGAGGGCCAAAAGAGCCTGTTCCGCGGCAAGAAGCGTCGCACCAAAGAGGTCGATCCGGGTGACGATGCCATTGAGGCCGCGCAGAAGCTTTTCGACTCCATCAAGAAGACGATGACCGATTCGGCACGCGCGCTTCAGATCGACGTGCCGCCGGTGATCGAAGGCGCGATCCGCGTCGTGAACGAGTACGACAAGAAGGGCAAGGTGAAGTCCACCCAGACTTTCGTCGATATTCTCGGCAAGCACTATGAAGAAGCCTCCCAGGAACTCGCGGCAACGCGTCTTGCCGCCGAAGCCATCGTCGCGACCGTCGCGGCGAGCGAGGCGGGCAAGGCCGCGAGCGCGATTGCCGAGCAGTGGCGCGACTCGGCCGAGACGCTCATGGCGGGCGCGCAGTTCGTGCTCGCGGCCACCGTCGACATCCAGAAAGGCAAGGGCCTGCTTGGCGACGGTGCCACGCTCGAGGATACCGTCGCGATTACGCAAGAGCTCGCCGTGGGCAATGAGGCGCTCACCGATACCTATGCGCGCCTTGCCGCGCAGACGCAGCTGTTCGAGGACGCCATGCAAGCCATGGGCGTCAGCCTCGGCAAGACCGGCGCGGACCTCGTGCGCTTCGCCGACGAATTTGTGCAGGCGGCCGGCGGCGTGCAGCAGGCGCAGCAGCTGTGGCAGCAGTTTTTCGCCAACTACGGCGCCGACGCGCTGGCGGTGACGCAGCAGCTCACCACGCTGCAGCAGGAAGCGGCAAAACAGCTCGAAGGCATCGGCCTCGAGGGCATCAACACGATGGACGCCTTCAAAGCGGCCTTCAAGGCGGCGTTGCCGACGCTCAGCGCCGACGACATCGTGACGTGGATCGCCGCCGGCAACGCGCTAGCTGACGCCACCCATGCGCAGGAGGCGTACACCGCGGCGGTGAAGTCGTACGAGGACTTTTCGCGCGATCTTGCCAAGGTCGTCTCCGGCTACGCGGACAACGGCAATTTCACGCGCCAGATGGCCGAGATCGACGCCTGGCGCACCGACGCGATCAAGCAGGCCAACGACCTCGCGCATGCCGCGGGTCTTGCCGCCGCGCGCGAAGGCGACCTCGCCAACATCGAGCTGCGCGCGGCGCAGCTGCGCGCTCAAGCCGTGCGCGAGCTCGAATCGAGCACGCGCGACCTCGTGGGGCGTCTGTACGGCGGCACGGGCGGTTCGCTCGACACGATCAACGCACAGATCGCCGCGCTTGAATCGGCGCAGCAGGGCGCCTCGCAGGCGGCGCAGGACATGGCCAATGCCTCCCGGCAGCGGTATCAGGACGAGCTCGCCGCGATCGAGCGCATCCGCGGCTTCGTGCAAAGCCTGCTGCTCAACACACAGCTGACGACGCTGACGCCGGAGCAGCAGCTCGCCGAAGCGCGCAAACAATATGAAGACGTGCTCGCACGCGCACGTGCCGGCGATGCCGCGGCATTGTCGCAGCTGCCCGAGGCGGCGCAGGCGTACCTTGAGCGCGGCCGCGGCTACTACTCGTCGGGCGACCAGTACCAGGCGATTTTCGATTCCGTCACGCAGGCGCTGAACGCGCTCGGTGCGCACACGCCGACAGCGCCGGGCGGCAGCGCGGGCGGCGCGGTCACAATCACCGCGAGCGCCGACCTGCAGGCGTTGTACACGCAGCGCGATGCGCTGCTCGCCGATCAGGAGCGCCAGACGCGCCTCGCAATGGCGCAGCAGCTCGCCGTGCAACTGCAGCAGCTCTCGGCGCAAACCGGGCAGCCCGTGCTCGAGATGGCGCAGTCGCTCGGCGTCAAGATCGACCAGTTCGTCAGCGATCTCGGCATCAACCTGCAGGATCTGACGGTCGAGACGGCCGGCCAGCTCGCGGACCTTGCGAGCACGCTCGGCATCAGCGTCGATGATCTCGCGCAGAGCGTGGGCTACTCGCTGGGCCAGCTCGCGGACCAGAACAGCCTGATCAATCAGCTGCTCGGCCAGCGCATCCAGGCGCTGCCGGCGACCGAGAAAGCGCTGCTCGAACCGCTGTTCAACGCATTGCGTAACGCCACGACGTCGACGGACGCGAACAAGGCGATCAACGACCTGCGCAACGCGACGGAGGGGCTGCCGCAAGAATACCGTGACCTGCTGGCGCCGCTACTCGGCTTGCCGCCGACGCCGACAAAGAACCTCGCCGACACGGCCACCTCGACGCAGAAGATTTCGGACCAGCTGTTGAGCCTGCCGGGCAACTCAATCGGCGCCGTGGTCGGCTACATGCGCTTGGCGCAGATCGACGACTACACGCGCTACACGGTACCGGTCGCCTCGGGCATCACGCGCATGAAACAGCTGATGGAGCAGCAGTGGGGCGCGGGCGCGCCGGACCATGGCGATGGCGGCATCGACAATGTGGCGCTCAACGGCGACGGCGCCTACGCCTTCGCGCCGGTGGTCAACGTCGCGCCCGCGCCGAACCCATCCGACGACGTCGTCGCCGAGCTGCGCCAACTGCGCACGCAAGTCGAAGCGCTGCGTAAGGAGCGCCGCGACGGCGATCAACAGATCGTCGCGGCCGCCGGCGCGATCACCACGGCCGTGTCCGCGTCGGGTGCCGAGTCCGCGCGCACGCTGCAGCGCAGCGTCGAACGGATGGGAAGGAGCTGAGCATGGCGGATCGGGTCCTGGTGCTGGACATCGGCGAGGACGTGCAGTTCGACGCCAACGCCGCCGAATCCGGCGTCGCGTTGAGCAACGGCAACCGCACGCTCGCGCGTGGCGCGACCGCCGCCTCCGGCTTCACGCGCACGCGGGTCGCCCGCGCGGGCGGCAAACTCTATGCGCGGTTTCGTGTCGATGCGCTCAACGGCAGCCGGCCGATTGTCGGCGTCGTGAACGCCAATGCGCTCGCGAGCGCGATCACGCTGATCAATGATCCGAACGGCTGGGGCTACACGGCCGATGGCCGCGTCATGTCCAACGGCGCCGTGATCAGCGGTCCGCACATCGCCGTCGGGGTGGGCGGTTTCGTCGGCATCGCCGTCGATATCGCGGCGGGCAAGCTGTGGGTCGAGGTCAACGGCGTCTGGGTGAACGGCGGCAACCCCGCGACCGGCGCCAATCCGGCCGCGACGGGGATCACAGGATCGCTGTTCCTGGCGACCAGTCTGAACCTCGCCAACACCGGCGCGACGCTGTTCGTCGACGATGTCGATCTGGCGGCGACGTGCCCGGCCGGCTTCATGCCGTGGGGCACGTTCGGCCGTATCGGCAGCCGCGGTCTCACGACGGCCGCGAGCGACACGCCGGCCAACATCCACTATGAGGCGCGTATCGCGCCCGACGGCAATCCGATTTACCGCCGCGCGGTGTCGTGCGTGCTGTGGGATCGCGGTGGGGTGAGCGGCGCACCGCTCGGCGACATAGAGATAATGAATACGGACGGGGCGCTCGATGCTTGGGCCACGATGCAGATGCGCGGCCTGACGCTGCGCGCGCGCATCGGCAATGTCGGCTCGCTCGTCTCCGGTTTTACGAACGTCGCGACAGCGATGATCGACCGCGCTTACGTCGCGTCGGAAAATCGGCTGCGCATTGTGTTGAGCGACCCCGGCAAGCGCCTGGACAAGCCGGCGCAGACGTCGCTGTTCGATGGCACGGCGCCCAACACGGCACTGGCCGGCGCACCGCGGCCGCTGCTGCTCGGTCAGTGCATCTGGGTGGCGCTGACGCAGCTTGATCCCGCGACGCTCGAGTACGCGCTCGCGGACCGCGCCTTCGGCGGTGTGACCGAGCTGCGCGATCAGGGCGTCGTGATTACGCCGCTGACCGGATGGGATGCCGGCGCGCGCGCCGATAATTTCGGCGTCCGCCGCGTAACGAACCCTGCCGGCAAACAGGTCGCGAGCGTGCGCGGGCTCGTGAAGCTTGGTGCCACGTTCGTCGACGGCAGCAACGGCGGCGACTTCACGACGTGGGTCGGTGGTGTCCCGAGCGGCTGGTCGGAGCAGTCGAGTGGGGCCGCGCCGAACGATGTTTCGCAGGTTGCCAGCACGGCACGCTACCAGTCGAACGGAGCCGGCAACGCCTCGCTGTTCCGCGCGGGCCTCGTCAACGGCCAGCTGTATTACGTCGAGATCACCGTCTCGGCGCGCACGAGCGGGCGCCTGATGTTGCAGCAATTCGGCGTCGGTTCGACCGTGCTGGCGTACCTGGATCGCGTCGGTACGTTCCGCTTCGCGTTCGTGTCGACCGCGGCGCAGGGCACGCTGGAGCTGCGCATCCCGGCCGGCGAGGCCGGCGATATTACCGTCAGTCGCGTGCGCGTGACGGCAGCGAGCGTGATCGAGCGACTGCCGGACTGGCTCACCGAGCTGTGCGTCACGCGCGGCGGACTCGCCTCGAGCGAGCTCGATCTCGCCGGCACGATCGCGACGCTCGATGCGGCCGCGCCGTGGCGCCTCAACTACTTCACCGACCAGGCGGTCAAGATTCCCGAGCTGCTCAAGCAAACGCTCGACAGCTTCCTCGGTTGGTGGTGGTGGGATCGTACCGGCAAGCTCAAGGTTGGCCGGCTGATCGACCCGGCGGCGGCGGTGGCGGCCTTCACGTTCACCGACGTCGAGCTGGTCGGGCCGATCGGCATCGAGGAGGATCTGGCGCCGGGCCTCAGCACCCTCGTTGCCGGCCAGCGCAATTACTCGCCGCACGCGGGCGGCGAGATCGCAGGCTCGGTGCTGCTCACGGCGGACGCCGGGCGCCTAGCTGCCGACTACCTTGTGCGCAAGGTCGGCACGAGCACGCTCGCCGCGACGTACTGGAATGCGATCGGCGCCACACCGATCGAAACGCTGCTGTCGCAGGCGGCGGACGTTCAATCGCTGGCGGACTACATCAATCTGCTGTACTCGGCGCCGCGGTGCTTCTACACGTTCAGTGCCTACCTAGATGACCTGTCGGCGTACTCGATCGAGCCCGGCACGGTCGTGAACCTGCAGACGAACCTGACGAAACGTTTCGGATTAACGACGGGCAAGAACGTCCTCGTCGTCTCCGCCGAGTCGCGGTTGCTGTCGAACCGCGTCGACTTCATTGCCTGGGGCTGACGATGGCTGGCGCCTATTTCCTTTATAACGATCAACTCGACCCGTCGACGGCGATCACGTGCACGACCCAGAATGGCGGCACGAGCACGCCGGTTGCCTCGCTGCCGCTGATCAATACGCTCGACCGTCGCGTCGCAAAGGTGGCACGCATCACGCGCGCCGGCACGAACGGCGCTTCGCTGACGAAGCTGCGCTACAAAGTGCTGCCCGCCTCGACGGGACGCGGCCCGCTGATGGCGTTCGTGTCGAACATCGTCGCGGCCAATGGGGCCACACCGAGCGTCGGTCTGCAGCTGTTCGATGCGAGCTTGAATCTCTTGTCGTCCATCCCGCTGGTGCAGGCGAAACCGGCCGCGTCGGGGCT